CCAGAACCCGCCTATGCTATAATCTCTTCGCAAGCTGAATACTAACGAAGGAAGATAGAGGTTTGTCTCTCTTCTCCTGGTTATAAGAAGGATTTAAACCTGGTACCAGACGTGCTTTCTGCTGTATTGCATTCAGCTCTTTAGCACTTTTCTTGGCAAAAGGGATCATATCCTTATGCCCATGTACCACGAATTTGAGAAACTCGTCGAAGCACGGATCGTCTACACAGTTCTCTAGAATCATGTAGTTGCGAATACAGAACATATCAGAGTTCCAATCTTTCGGCTTATGGAATTTCTCCGGCTGCAACATGCTGTTTAACCCTCTAATAGTAGGGTAATATGCTCCTAACGTGCTCGGATCTTCTCTACTAAAGAAGTCCTTCCGATTCATTCGCTGTAAGAACGTAAGTGTGTCCGTACTCACAGTCTGTTTTGATGGATTAGCAGGAAGTCCGAACTTCCCTAAGTAATCCACAAGTGTTTCAGCGTCCATATCTGTTATCCAGTAGAAATCGTCACCGATTCCCTGGCCTACCACACCGAGTTTCCATGCCATAAACAGCTGCAGAACTGTCTCAGTCAATTGGGTCCACCCTGATCCGGAAGCGAGCCCGTGTACTCCTACGTACTGTTCCTGCCTTGAGTATAAAAGCGGAATTTCGCAGATATGAATCAAGCTTCGATGCAACTCATCCCAATACTGCTCCTGAAATAGCCATTTAACTATTTCAAATACGAGCCGAATCTGTGCTGGGCGCATATGTGCATCCATCTTTGTGGTGTCTCCACCATCAATTGGGCCTCCGCTAGGCCACTGCTTGGTTAAAGTTAGCTTGACGTCTTCAAATCCAAGCCAAGGGGAGAGGTACTCCCTAATCCATTTCGCAGGTGAATTCTGGAGGTTAGTCTGAATTGGCTGCGAGAATGTGAATTCGATAAGGTTGCAAGACATCGGAAACATCCAAACCGGTCTAAGCTTGCCGTTATACTGTCTGAAAAGTATAATCGCCGGATAGTCCCACGCTTTACCAGATTTAGCGTCTTGGATTTCATCGGTTTTAACCTTATCCCTGCGGATAAATCTCGGGAATCCCGAGTTAGTTGTTAACGTATCGCGCGCACGCATATCATCAACAACCGATTCGAAGCTGAGGGGTCTTTTAGTCTTCAGACGACTACCGAAAGCCTCTTTTGCAAATTGGTGTGCGTCATCCCAATACTGGGAAAGTGCATCTTCATTATCGTAGTCTGTAGGAGAATACAGCGGTTCGATAACGTCTTGACACTCTTTGCTAAGAACCGGAGGGACCGCCCCCTGAGGTCCGAATTTCTCGATCTGCTTCTGATCGAACTGGTCAAACTCCTTACCAAATGGAGATTTATTATTGGCCGGAGTTAGTAATTTAAGCCACCTCTGCAGTGTGACTTCAGCGTCTTCTTTCTCGTATAACCAAGAATGAGGAGTAGCTGTCCTGCCCCTATTCAAGTTATCCAAGTAAGAGGACAAATTAGAGTTAGTTGCTATTAACTCTTTGAAAGTGCTGTTAATTGGTTCACTTTTCATAGTGATACCTCCTTTCGTAATTTGTTTGTTACTGTAAAT